GTTGGCAGTACTTAACATTCTTTAAAGCAAGGACAGATAGCTATGATGTAAAGAGCAAAGGGTTTAATTTACTTGCCGATGCAGTTGATTACAACCCATTAAGAGGGCAAAAGAAAGAGTTTAACTTTGATTTAAAGCAAAGTGTTAAATTGAATACTGGATGGGTTGATGAAAATACAATCGAATTACTTGTGGAGTTGATGACCAGCGAAACTATACTACTCGATAACGAACCAGCAACCTTAAAAGACAAATCAATTCAAAAGAAAACAAGGTTAAGAGATAAGATGATTAACTACGAAATGAATTTTGAGTACTCGTTTAACCTTATAAACGATGTAGATTAAATGAAAAACGTTGCATTATATATTTACATAGATGAATTAATTGATGACGTTTTAACGCCAATTAGACACCGTTTAGAATTGTTTGCCGATGAATCTATTTCGGTTACTTCATCTATTCAGAATTTTAGGGATTTAGGTAAGATATTTACTGACTATTCAAAGGCGTTTACTATTCCAGCATCTAGCCACAATAACAAAATTCTTTACCATTGGTACAATAGTGAAGTAGGGGCAACAATTATAGACAATCCTTTGAGTTTAACCGATGCGTTTGACCACAGAATAACATACTACGGTTATATTGAAATTGACACTATACCATTTCGCTATGGTAAGTGGTCGTTAAAAGGAAGTAAAAAAACAGATAACAAAATTGAAAGCTATTCGATAAACTTTACAGGTAATTTAGTTCAATTAAAAGAGCGTTTTAAAGACGATAAATTAAACGCAATAGCATACTTTGAAGATGACGTAAGAATAAGTCCTTACGATGCTTTAAATCACGCTTGGAACTTAACGCAGGTTAAAAATAGAGTTGATGGTAATGGAACGGATGACATTTTATATCCAGTTATTGGAACGAAAAGAAAATTGTTCTTAACTTCTGGACCAACCGCAGCCGATAATATTTCAACTACTACGGGAAAATTAAAATTTGATGAGATATTTCCAGCAATAAAAGTCACTAAAGTTTTAGAGTATATTCAAACGTGTTACGGTATTCAGTTTGATGGAGCATTTATTCAAAGCCAAACTTTTAGTAAACTATATTTATACTTAAAAAATCAAGATGAATTTGTAATAAAGGCGCAACAGGTAAGGGTTAACTTTACAAGTAAGCAAGGTTATACGCAAGTATTAAGCAATCACACCAATCCAGCAAATTCTTCAAATAGAACGGGTTATTTGTTTGATGACTTGAATTTAGATACCGACACAGTAACATTTGATTTAGATTATGCACCGTTCTTTTTTCCTTATACATCACTGCCACAAATTTGGAGAAAAAGAGCCTTGCAATTAACGATAACAGTAACGGCTGGGGCTTCAAATCCATACAATCTTTATGTTTATAATAACGGAATTTTATATTCTACTTTTGAAAATATTGTTGGCACTTCTACTCAAACAATATTTGCGTTGAAATTTTTTGGAGCGACTGCAGACCCAGATGATTTTAATATTTATAACTTTACTTTTTTTGTTTCTAGCGATAGCGGAATAACATTTACAAGCGAATTAACGCATACGGTTCAAGTTATTTCAAATCAAAGTTATAATTATTTTGGAAATTTAATTTCATTGCCAACTCAAACGCAAATATTAAGAGGTTACGGAGCGTCGCAGTCAACAACGTCAAACATCGATATTAAATCATTCGTTCCTGATATTACGGTAGTTTCTTTTATAGAGGGTTTAATAAAGATGTTTAATATAATGGTTATACCAACTAGCGAAACTTCCTTTCATTTAGAGCCATTAACAAGATATTACAACGATGGAGATAATATAGACATAACAGAATATGTTATTACAGATTCGATTGATATAAACCCTCCACAGTTATTTAAAAGAATAGCTTTTAAATTTGAAAAGTCAATTAATATTTTAAATGAATTTTTTAGAAGCAATTTTAATAAAGAATTTGGAGACTTAAATTTCGAGAATGAAAATAGCGCATTTTCTGAAACCTACGAAGTGGCTTTACCTTTTGAAGATTTTATATTTGAAAGAGAAACTGCAACGGATTTTATAACTGCAACAATATTTGACAAAGACCAAAACGCTTACGTTCCAAAACCATCTTTAATTTATTGCAACGGAGCGCAACCTATAACTCCAAATATAAAAATTGGAGACAATACAACTACAATCGATATTGATAGTTATGTAAGGTTTTCAAATGAATTAGCTTTAGCTGGTTCAGATGTGGCTTATACACAATCTTTGAGTTGGGGTGCAGAGGTTTCGGCTTGGGATTTAACGATAAACTTTGTTGGTCTTTATCAAAGATTTTACAGCAGTTATATTGAAAACCTATTTAACCAACGCACTAGAATTTTAAAACTAAAAGCGATGCTGCCAACTTCTTTGATTTGTTCAATACGATTAAAAGATAAAATGATAGTATCAAACAAGCGATATATTATTAACACGATGACTCCCGAACTTACAACTGGAGAAACTTCCTTTGAATTAATTTTAGATAATTCGCCAACACTAACAGGAGCGCAAAGTGAAATATTAAGACTATCAAATTTAAACACATTAGATTTAGATAATACAGCGCAAGTAATAGAGGCTCAAATTTTCTTGAGCGATTTTGATTTATGGCGTTCAAAATTAGCAGCTGGATTTTTAGCAGGAACTTATACAAGCGGTGGAAATGTTTACAAAGATGGTTTATTGACAGTTTCAGTACCAGCCAATACAACGGGGTCGGACAGAACAGATAATATATTAATAGAATACTTTAAAGGAGCAGTAAGCACAATAATTCAAATACCAGTAAATCAAAATGCTTAACCAAATACTAACAATGTTACATAATATCGAAGACTGTAAAGGTTACGATAACATAGAAATTGCAAAAGGGAAATATCAATACACTACTAACTTAATTAAACTACTTAAAAGAACAGTATTATGGCAATAGAAAAAGTTGTTGAAATAAAAGTAAACACTAATGTTGAAAATGCTTCTTCTAAATTAAATACTTTAAAAAGTAATTTAAAAGATGTAGGAACACAAGCACAACAAACAACAGGGCAAATTTCAGGAATGTCAAAAGCCCAAGACACTATTAACGCTATTGGAGATGGTGTAGGTAAATTAAACCCAGCGTTTGGTTCAGCAGTAAAAGGCGCAAATGGTTTAATACTTAAAATGTGGGAAATGGTTGCAAATCCAGTTGGTGCTATACTTGCTGGAATTGTTGTTACTGCAAAATTTTTATACGAAGCATTCCAAAGTTCTGTAGCAGGTGGAAAAGAATTAAAAACAATTTTCGCAGCTATATCAGCAGTAGGCGCTCAAGTAAAAGACGCTATGTTTGGACTAGGTAGAGCGTTAATAGATGTAAGTGTTGCTGCTTATAAGTTTATTACTTTAGATTTTAAAGGTGCTGCTGAATCAATGAAAAGCGCAAATAAAGAAGCAACTGAAAGCTATAATCAATTAAGTGACGCAGTCGATGGAACTACTTTTAAAATAATTAAAAATCTAGAAAAACAACAACAAGCAAACGACAAAGCAAGAAAAAACCAAGCAGTTGTTCAAAGTGAAACAAATAAATTATTAGTTCAATCACGTGAAATATTAACAGACGAAACTACTAGTATTAAGGAAAAGAAAAAAGCATTAGAAGAAGTAACAAAGGCAGAAAAAGCGTCAAGTGCTGAAAAAGTTAGAATTGCAGCAGAAGATTTAAGAATTGCAAAAGCAAAAGCCGCACAAATGGGTGGCGAAGCAGAAAAGAAAGCAAAACAAGAGTTAAGAGATTTAACCATTGCTTTAAATGAGGCGGAAACTGAAAACGCTATGACTGGCATTAAGTTGAACAAACAACGTAAAATGTTAAATCGTCAAGAGGTAGCAGACCAAAAAGAAAAAAATGATGCTATTGCTGCGGCAAATAAAATAAGAACAGATGCAGAAAAAGCACAGTTAAAAATCGAAGAAGATGAAAGAAAAAGAATAGCAAAAGAAAATTTAGATGCTTTAATGGCTTCTGCAAAAGATGCCCTAAATATTGTAAATGAATTAAACAAATCTTACGAAACACCTGCAGAAAAAGAAACTAGAGAATACAATGAAAAAAAAGCGGTACTAGAAGCAAATAATTTAAGTACTCAATTACTAACTCAAAAGCATTTAGAAAATTTAGCTTTAATAGAAAAAACAAGTGTAGAAAAGAAAGCTGCTGATGAAAAAGCTATTGCTGATAAAAAAGCTGCTGAAGATGCTGAAAGAGAAAAACAAAAAGATAGTGTTATTGCTGCATCAAAACAAAACTTAAATAATATAATTCAAGGTTTAGAAGCTACTGGTTTAGCAAAATCAAAAGCAGGACAAGCAATATCAAAAGCACTAGCATTAACACAAATAGGTATAGATTCAGCGGTTGCAATATCAAAAGCATCAACTTTAGCAAATGCAGAGGGTGTCGCAGCGCAATTAGCATTTCCAACAGTTCCTGGAATTGGTACAATAGCAAGAGTAGTTTCTTATGCATCAACTACTTTATCTGTTTTAGGTAACATAGCAAGAGCAAAGCAATTATTATCTAGTGGCGGTGCAGGTGGTGGTAGTGGTTCAAGTGGTGGTGGTTCAGCACCAAATGTAGGTGGTGGCGCAAATGCACCACAATTTAACGTAGTAGGTAACAGCGGGGTTAATCAATTAGCTGATGTTATGAATACAAAAGAACAAACGCCAGTTAAAGCGTACGTAGTACCTAGCGACGTGACTACTGGACAATCATTAGACCGTAATATTATTAGAAACGCTTCTTTAGGATAAATAAAACAAAATGCCAATAAATTAATTTTAAAAGTATGGCATTAGTGTATAGACATTTAAAACCTTGCGGCGAAGTTTTTTATATTGGAATAGGAGTTTCTAAAAAAAGAGCATATTCTAAATACGGAAGAAATAAACATTGGATAAACACAGTAAATAAATATGGTTATGAAGTTCAAGTTTTAAGTAAAAATATAGATTATGAATTTGCTAAAGAAATAGAAGTTAATTTAATATCATATTACGGAAGAAAAGATTTAAACAAAGGAAATTTAGTAAATATGACAGATGGTGGTGAAGGTGCTACTAATATAAATTTAGAAGAAAAATTAAAAAAGAAAATTAGATTAACTGATTATAATAAAAATACTAAAGATTATTCTTTTACTCAAAACAAAGATTATAAATTAAATATGCGTAATTCTTGTTTAGGTAAAAACAATAAAAAAATAATTGATATAGAAACTGGTGTTGTGTTTGAATCAATGCGAAAAGCATCTGAATTAAATAATATAAATTATTCTGTATTAAGTGAAATGTTAAATAATAGAAAAATAAATAAAACAAATTTACAATGGCTAAAAAATTAGAAACGATAGAATTGTTTATTGACGAAAACGGTGAAAACGATGGAATTGAAGCATTAAGTTTAGTAAAATTTCCTGCTACAGAAGAAACTTGGATAGCTTTAAATAATCATAGAATAGAATTTAAATCTATTGATGACGAAAAAAGAATCATTATAGGTTTGGCTTTAGTTCCTGACAAGTTGATTTATAGAAGAAATGGTGATTATGAATATAATATTAAATTTTCAAAAGAAACTGTAAAAAAAGCAGGGCAATTATATTTGAAAAAATTAAATAATAACAATGCTACTTTAGAACATCAAACAGAAGTAGATGGTGTTTCAGTTGTTGAATCTTGGATAGTTGAAAATCCTAAAATGGATAAATCTGCTATTTATAATTTAAATGCTGCTGAAGGTTCTTGGGCAGTTATTATGAGTATTGAAAATGATAAAGTTTGGGAAGAAATTAAAAACGGAACTTATTTAGGAATAAGTGTAGAAGGTTATTTTAGTGATGAACAAAAATTATCTATACAAACAAAAGAACTTGAATTAATAGAAAAAATAAAATCAATAATAACTAAAGCTAATAAATAAAATGGGTAACAAAACAAATTCGCCAAAAGGCGGTAAAAGAGGGTGTTTATGCGACGATTCAACTTACAGTTCAAAATGCTGTGAGGGTGAATTAATCAATCAAGGTATTGGTAGCACATTACAACAAGGAACTTCAACTGTAACAAACGAAAACGGAGTTAGAACTATGGTTAGAACAAATGGCTAATTTATCTATTGCCTTGCAATTTATAACAAAATTAAATTATAATAATTTAACTAATAAATAATACTAATAAATATGAATGTAATAAACGAAATTAAAACTCTTTTGGGTATGGAAGTAAACCTTGCTCAAATGAAACTTAAAGACGGTGTTACTGTTATTGAAGCAGAAATGTTTGAAGCAGAACAAGCGGTTTTTATTGTAAATGGTGAGGAAAAAGTTCCAGTACCAGTTGGTGAATACGAACTAGAAGACGGAATGATTTTAGTAGTAGCAGTTGAAGGTATTATTGCTGAAATTAAAGAAGCAGTTGTTGAAACAGAAACTCCTGAAGCGGAAGTAGAAGTAGAAGTTGAAGCACAAGCAGAACCAACTACACCGAAAAGAATTGTAGAATCAGTTTCAAAAGAAATGTTTTTTGCTGAAATTGAAAAACTACAAGCGCAAATTGCTGAATTAAAATCAGTAAAACAAGAATTAAGTTCAGACGTTGTTGTTGAACCTTTGACACATTCACCTGAAGTTAGAAACGAAGTAAAACTAAACAAATTATCACCTAACCGCCAAATGACGACACAAGATATCGTTATGGCTAAACTATTTAATTAAATTATGGCTACAACTACAAGTATTACAACTACTTATGCTGGAGAATTTGCTGGAAAGTATATTTCTGCAGCATTACTATCAGGTTCTACTATCGCAAATGGCGGTATTGAAGTAAAACCAAACATCAAATACAAAGAAGTTATTAAAAAAATTGCAACTGACGGAATCGTTAAAAATGCAACTTGTGATTTTGATGCTACTTCTACTGTAACATTAACTGAAAGAATTATACAACCTGAAGAATTTCAAGTAAACCTACAGTTGTGTAAAAAAGATTTCCGTTCAGATTGGGAAGCAGTTCAAATGGGTTATTCTACATTCGACAATTTGCCACCTGCATTTGCTGATTTCTTATTAGCACACGTAGTAGCTAAAATTGCTGAAAAAACAGAGCAAAACATTTGGAAAGGTGCTACTGCTACTGCTGGAGAATTTGACGGATTTGTAACACTAGCTACTGCTGATGCAACTGTTTTAGATGTAGCTTCACCTGCTTCGGGTGGTGTAACTGCTGCAAACGTAATTGCTGAAATGGGTAAAGTAGTTGATTTGATTCCTGCTACTTTATACGGAAAAGAAGATTTGTATTTATACGTTTCACAATCTGTTGCTAGAGATTACGTTCGTGCATTAGGTGGATTTGGAGCATCAGGTTTAGGTGCCGCAGGTACTAACGCTATGGGTACTCAATGGTGGAACAATGGTTCACTTTCTTTTGATGGTGTTAAAATCTTTGTTGCAAACGGAATGGCTACTGATTATATGATGGCTGCACAAAAATCTAACTTGTATTTCGGAACTGGTTTATTAAATAACCAAAACGAAGTTAAAGTAATTGATATGGAAGACCTTGATGGTTCTCAAAACGTAAGAGTTGTAGCAAGATTTACTGCTGCTGTTCAATACGGTATTGGTTCAGAGATTGTTCTTTACACTCCTGCAGCATAATCATTATAAATAAATTCTAAAAGGGTGGTGGAATAAACACCACCTTTTTTTTAACTTTTAAATAAAAAAACTATGGCTTGTGATATTACATTAGGGCGTTTAGAACCCTGTAAAAGTGCAGTAGGTGGTTTAACTGCTGCTTATTTTGTTAATTTTGGCGATGCAACTGGATATACATACAGTGCTACTGATACAGATGCTATTGAAGCTGTATCAGGAACTCCAACTGCTTATAAATACGATTTGAAAGGTACAAATAGTTTTGACCAAACTATAACTTCTTCACGTGAAAATGGAACTACATTTTTTGACCAAAGTTTAAAACTACAGTTGAAGAATTTAACTCCTGCGATGCACAAACAAGTAAAACTTTTATCTTACGGGCGTCCGCAAGTTATCGTAGAAGATAACAACGGAAACTTATTTTATTGTGGTTTAGAACACGGAATGGAAGTTACTGGGGGTACTATCGTGACTGGTGCTCAAATGGGCGATTTATCAGGGTACACTTTAGAGTTAAAAGGAATGGAAAGAATACCTGCTAACTTTATTGTAGAGACTTTAGGTGATGCTGGATTTACTATTGTTTCAGGAACATAATAATATATGTTTTTTATAAAAGGGTGGCTTATGTCGCCCTTTTTTATTTTAAAACAATTTGCAAATTATATTATTATTTAATAAAAGTTGTTATGATAGTTTTAAAGGATTCAACATACACACAAAATTTCAAGTTTATGCCTAGAAGTTACGATATAACGTCTATGGTATTTCACAACGAAATGGAAAATGTAGATTTTACAATAACAAATCCAGTTTTAGTTACCGAGAAATATTGGATGCAGTTTCAAGAAGATTTACAGTTTGAATTTTTAAAAGAAAATCATACTTATACACTAACTTGTTTTGATGGTGATACTATTGTATATAGAGATAAAATAATGGTTACAAATCAAGAAATTTCGGAATATACAATAAATCAAGGTGTGTATGTTCAAAATGTTACTTCTAATGAATTTATAATTTATGAATAATATATCAGTTGTTAATTTGTCGGCTTATACATCGCCTGAAATAAAAGAAAATACAAAAACTCATTATATTGAATATGGTAAAGATAATAATTACTTTCAATATTTAATCGATAGATATTTGTATAGTGCTACAAATGGCTCTATTATTACTGGTGTTACAAATATGATATACGGTAAAGGTATATCGGCATTAGATGCTAATAGAAAACCTAACGAATATGCGCAGTTTGTTTCTTTAATAAAAGGTGATTGTTTAAAGAAAGTAGCACTAGAAAGAAAGTTACTTGGAATGGGTGCTATTCAAGTAGTAATGGAAAAAAAGAGGGTTAAATCTATTGACCATTTTCCTATGCACACATTAAGAGCAGAAAAATGTAACGATAAAGGAGAAATAGAAAATTGGTATTATCACCCTGATTGGGCTAAATATAAACCTAGCGAAAAATTAAAAAAGATTCCTGCTTTTGGTTTTGGTAACGGAAATGAAGTTGAAATTTATATTGTAAAACCTTATGTTAGTGGATTTCACTATTATACTCCTATTGACTATTCAGGTGCTTTGCCTTATGCTTATTTAGAAGAACAAATAGGCGACTATTTAATCAACGATATTTCAAACGGATTTAGTGGTACTAAAGTTATCAATTTTAACAACGGTATTCCTACTGAAGAAATGCGTGACCAAATTAAACGTGATGTACTTTCTAAAGTAACTGGCGCAAGAGGTGAAAAAGTAATTGTAGCATTTAACGCAAACGCTGAAAGTAAAACAACAGTTGAAGACTTACCATTAACAGACGCACCAGCGCATTATGAATATTTAAGTAAAGAATGTTTTGAAAAATTAATTGTAGGACATAGAGTTACAAGTCCAATGCTTTTAGGAGTTCGTGATTCAGGTGGTGGTTTAGGCAACAATGCAGACGAAATAAAGACTGCTACGTTATTATTTGACAATATAGTTATTAAACCATATCAAGATGAATTATGTTACGCTATTGACCAAATTTTAGCAGTAAACAACATTTCATTAAAACTATATTTTAAAACTATTCAACCTTTAGAATTTACTGATTTAGAAAACACCCAAACACAAGACCAAGTTACTGAAGAAACTGGTTTAAGTTCACATACTTGTTTGAGTTCAGAATTTACAGATGAAGAAGGCGATGTATTACTAGAATCATTAAATGGCGAAACAATAGATGAAGAATGGGAATTAGTAGATAAACGTGAATATTCAGATAAAAATATTTCTATTGAAGAATGGGCAAATTCTAAAATAAAAGCAAAAGATAATTTATTTCAACAATTAGCAGATTTTATTAAATCAAAACCAAGTGATAAAAGTTCTTTAGACAAAGGAATTTATAAAGTACGTTATGAATATTCTGAAAAGTATTCAAGCGGTATTTCACGTGAATTTTGTAGAAGAATGATGAGTAGAACTACTAACGGAGTTGTTTACAGAAAAGAAGACATTGACCAAGCTAGTTTTCAAGGTGTAAATAATTCATTTGGACATAATGGCGAAAATTATTCACTTTTTAAATATAAAGGCGGTGTTAATTGTGGACACGTTTGGAATGAAAATCTTTATAGATTAAAAACAAAAACAGACGGAACTCCTTACGTTGATAAATCATTAAGTTCAAGTGAAGAGGTAGATTCTATTGCTGGTTACAACCCAAACCCTAGTGGATGGGCAGAAGCACAAATAGCACCAATAGATATGCCAAATAGAGGACATCACCCAAATTATAAAGGATAACAAATGGCACAGGCACTTTTTATTTCAAGAGACGATATTGTTAAATTCACTGTTTTAAACGGAAATATTGATACAGATAAGTTTATTCAGTTTATTAAAATAGCGCAAGACGTACACATTCAAAACTATTTAGGCACTAGATTGTTTAATAGATTAAACGACGATATTGTTAGCGACGATTTAATAGAACCATATACAACCCTTTTAACGACTTATATTAAACCTATGTTAATACATTGGGCGATGGTAGAGTTTTTACCTTACGCAGCATATACAGTAGCAAACAAAGGTGTATTTAAACATAATTCAGAGAATAGCACAAACGTAGATAAAAACGAAATTGATTTCTTAATAGCAAAAGAACGTGATGTAGCGCAAAGTTACACAAATCGTTTTATTGACTATATGTGTTTTAATCAAGTTAGTTTTCCTGAATATAACGCTAATTCAAACGCTGATGTATTCCCTGATAAATCAGCTGATTTTACTAGCTGGGTTTTATAAAAATATGGCAATAGTTTATAGACATAGAAGATTAGATACTAATAAAATATTTTATATTGGCATTGGTAAAGAAGAAAAAAGAGCATATAGAAAAGATGGTAGAAATAACTATTGGAATAATATAATAAATAAAACTGATTATAATGTTGAAATAATTTCAAAAAATATAGATTGGGAAACAGCTTGTGAATTAGAAATATTTTTAATTAGCGAATATGGAATAAAAAATTTATCAAACATAACTTTAGGTGGTGAAGGAAATCTTGGTA